AAAACAAAAATAATAATAAAATAAAAAAAAAAAATACTACAAAAATTGTTAAAGATAATGATCCTAAAATTATTATTAAAAAAGAGAATGTAACAATAACATTTACATAATTAATATTTCTTTAAATTAAATTTTTTAAAGTATCAAAATGTTTTTGAGTTTTTTTATGCTCTGTTAAATTATCTGTTCTAACTATACAACCACATTCACAAGTTACTTTAACAGCCGCTCGTTCTCGTTTTCTTCTATTGATTTCTTCCCTGTTATTTTCCCGCCATTTTTTTTCCCGTTCAGCTATTTTTTCTTTGTTATTTTCACGATATATTTTTCCTTTTTCGGCAATTTCCTCCTTATTATTTTCATAATATAGTTTTTTTTTTTCGGTAAGTTTCTCCTTGTTATTTTCACGATATATTTTTCCTTTTTCGTTAATTTCCTTTTTATTCTTTTCATAATATTCTCTTTCTTTTTTTTTATATCTTTCAATATTGTCTAATCTACATTCATTTAAAGTTCTATTTGGTACTCTACTATTTAATTTAGGTTTTAATAATTCAACCCAGTATCTTTCTCGTGCTTCTAACTCTTTTTTAGTATTACATTTAAAATTTTCAATCTGTATCATAGTCCATTCATCAAAACCACCATTATTTCTTATATAAGTATATAAATCCATATAATAGTTTTTTGATTTTTCGCTATTTGTATTAAACTTATGTCGACATTTTCTATTCCTAAAATTACACGATGAACCTATATATATATTTAAATTATCAAAATCATCTTTTTTCAATAATTTATAAATAACAGAATTATTGTAATTTGGCATTTCTAATTGTAATATAATGTCCCAAAATGTTTATATCAATTTTTAATATTTCTTTAAATTAAATTTTTTAATATAATCATTATAACTTGCTGCTAATGATTTTTTAGACCAGAGCAAATGATAAGCGAGACTACTGGGATTGTCAGGTTTAGTCCAATCCCCTGTAACTCTATGTCTTGCAATCCAAGCTTGTTTAATATCATCATCTTTATGGTCAATAAATGTTTGACCTCCTTTTAAACCAAAATGTATAGTTTTTATTTTAACTCTGTCTTTATTAAAAAATATAGCAGTATATCTTTTATTTTCAAGTTTAGATTTTAATAATTGAATATAAGTCATTCTAATAAATAAAAATAAATTATTTTTTCTTTTTAATACAATTAATAAATTTATATCCCATATTTCGTTGTTTTTTTCGTTTTTTCATAATAACTAATAAATAATAAGATTTTTATTTATCTTCTAATAATTTTGAAATTTTACGAATAGATGGTTGAGTAGAAACATTATAAATATCTTCAATTAATTTTTCAACAGATTTTGAAGGATTTGAAATCATATTATTAATTAAATAAACTAATAATTCTAAATTTTTATCAGCAAATTTTTTGAAGTTATTTATAGCAGCAGAATATATTCTAATTAAATCTTGTGTTAATTCAATAACATCTTCATCTAAATTTTTAACATTCCATTGTGGATTTTCTTCTAAAAGAATAGGATATGATTCTAAAGCAAAATTTAAAAATTTAGTTATTTTATTTATTATAGTTTTTTCATCATCATCTTGTTCTTTAATATATTTAATTTTAATTTTTTTTGAAGGTAGTGGTTCATAATAATCATTATAATCAATATCAGGTTTATATATTTGTTCTAATAAAAATTTATAATCTAAAATATCTTGTTCAGTTTGATATATATCCTTTGCAAAAATTAGAGGTAATTCTTCAAAAAAATCTATATCATTATCATAATTTAATCTTAAGCATAATTCTTTTGTTAGAAATAATAATTTACCATTAATAATATCTTGTTTTTGTTTTTTTGGTATTATAGTTTGTATTTGTAATGATAATACATCTGGTAATTTATTTTCAGGGTCTTCTTCTAAATTATTATCAGTTATATCTTCTAAAACACTATCAAAAACATATTTATCTAAAAATGGATGTATATTATCCCATAATATATATACAGTTTCAAAATATCCACTTTCAGTTAAAAAATCATTATAAAAATCGTTATATATTTGTAAACCGATATCATCATTTCTTAGTAAAATATTATGAAAATATTCAATTAATTCATCATATAAATTAAAATATTTAGGTTTTAATCTTTCAATTTTTTCAAAATAAGTTGATTTAATATCTCTTAATGAACTTTGACTAGTACTAGTTAAAGATGCTTTTGATAATAAACTATTTGCTGATAATAAACTATTAAAATTATGTGAAGAATGTTGATTTGATAAACTTTTAATTCTTAAATTTGATTTCATATTAAAAGTTAATTTTAATAATTCAATACATTTTTTAATATCTTCTTCATCATTTCCTTCTGTTTTTTTTAAAATTGGTGAAGAACGCATATCAATCATTTTTTTCATAAAAATAATATGAGTTTCATTATCAGGATTTAATTTAACTTTAAAAAAATTAGTAGATAATGTTATAATATTATCTTCTTTATCTTGTTCTGTTAAATAACTTTTAATATATAAGTCACCAGTAAGTCTTTCTGGTTTTTCATTTAAATGAACAAAAGACATATCATATTCATTAAATATTTCTTGTTTTAATAAAGTAATATCAGTGTCTTTATCTTTTATTAAAGGTTTTAATAATTTTAGTAATCTATCTAAATCAATATTTATTTTAAAATAATCGTTTAGTAAAATTAAACTAAAAAAATCATCATATTCATCTGGTTCATCACTTACAATACGAAGAAAATATTTAATAAATTCTTCTTTTTTAATTTGTTCTAATTCTTCAGTATCCAAAACTTTAAATGAAGTTTTACTCATATTTCTAATATAATTAAACATTTAAATTATGTAGTGATAATTCACCACTATTTCGTTTTTTAACCATTCCAATAGTACCATTTAATTGAATAGGAATATGGCGATTATTTTCTGTGAATAATTTTGATACATAATTTTTATATTTAATTGGAATATCTTCATAATTACAATCTAATATTAATTGGTCATATTTTAAACTTAAAATATTTAATTTATTTTTATAATCTTCATCGTCATCATCTAATGTTTCTAGATCGTGTGATAATGTTAAAAATTGTTGTGATAATTTTTTAAATTGTTCAAATTTTTCAGCAGGCTTTATTGAAGCTAACGAGCTCATAAGCAAAACTGAGCAAGCATTCACTACTATATTAGGAATTTTCATTTTTTCACTATCAGTACTGATACTATTAATAATACACATAGCACTACTTGTAAAAACTAATGGTAAATTCAGTAAAAATTTAATCAAACTCCAATAGGTATATGCTTTTGTAGTAAGTAATGTTAAACATTCGCATTTATCTAAAAGTTTATGTTTATCAATCATATCTAATTATTATTAACATTATAATTTAATAATTAAAGAAACTCATTAATAAATTTGAGGATTTTTTAGGTTCATCATTATGAATTACATTTTGTTCTTTAACTTCTGGTACAGTATTATTTTTTTTTTGTTTAATAGGTTTTTTAGGTGCTTTATAAATGACCTCTTCTATTTCTTCTTCTGTATCATTACTATCATATTCTTCTTTTATAATTTTTCTTAAAATTTTTCTTTTAGGTTTTTTAATTTTTTTTGTTTCGGTTAATTCTATAATTTCAGGTTCATCTTTAATTTCTGGTTCATTATTCAATTCTAAATTTAAAGTTTTTCTTGGTGCTCTTGGTTTTTTAACTTTTTCAACAGGTGTTTCAACAGGTAATTCAACAGGTGTTTCAATATCTTGATTTTTTTTATCTGCTGCTTTTTTAGCTTTAGCAGCTCTTGCTAATTTTAATAATTCAATCCTTTGTTCTTTTGTCATTGCCATATTTATCTATCTATAATTTATATTAGAAAATATTTATAGAAAAATAAATTTAATTATTTTTATCATCATCATTTGGATTTGTTTTATTTAACTCGTTATAATATTCTTCAGGATAACTTAAAGGATGTTTAAAACTTGTACCATCACTTAACATTATAACATCATCATAAAACATATCACTTGGAGTTTCTATAATTCCCATTTTAGCAAATTCTTGATGAATTTGTTTCATTTTCTGTATTTCTTTATCATCAAAACATTTATCTTTATATCCTCTTAATTGGTTAATTGTAATTCTTGCTGCAATATCAAGTAAAAATGTTTCACTTTCATTTAATTTTTTACCGACAAGACTATCACCTCTTGTTATAAGGTCGTCATATAAAGCTTTATCTTCATCTGTATAATGAGATGGTAATTGAACAATTTTTTGAGGCATAATAATTAATAATATCTTTCTATATATTAGTATAGATTTTAAAAATGAAATTTAAAACGATTAAAAATATTACGGATAAATTACGAAAACATTCTAAATATGAACCTCCGCAACCTCGTAATAAAGATTTACCACCTACTTTTAATATATTATTAAGTTGTTCACCTAAAGGAGGTGGAAAAACTTATAATATAGTGCAATTATTAACTAATTATGAGAATTCAGGTTTTATATCACAAGAAGGATATGATGTTAAAATGAGAACTATTTGGATTTCAGGTGGAACTTCTAATAGCAAACAAAATAGTATATTAGACACTTTAACATCACTTCATAAAGATGACCGAATAGATATGGAAGATGATGTAGATGAGCAAATGAAAATATTATATCAAGATTTAAAACAAGAAAGAGATGATATTCAAGCATATAATGTATACAGAAGAGTTTATGATAAATATATTAAATCAAAAAAATTAACTAATTTAACTTTAGAAGAATTAACATTACTAAAATTTAAAGATTTTATAAATCCAAAAGACGACCCTGATTGTCCAAGAGATCTTGATGGAAATATATTATATCACCCACGAATGGTATTTTTAGTATTAGATGATATGATAGGTACTGATGGTTATGGTAATAATAGAAAGAATTTTATTAATCGGTTAGCAATAAAATCTCGTCATGAAAGCGATGAATTAGTAGGTCTAAATTTAATATTTATAGCCCAATCGTTTAAATCAATACCGGCAATAATAAGGAAACAAACTGATATTTTTGTATTATTAAAATCAGCATCAAGAAATTATATAATAGATGCAATTGCTGAAGAAATAGGATCTCATTTTTCAAAATTAGAATTAGAACAATACTACGATCAAATTATGAAAATACCATATGGTAGTTTAATATTATCAATTCATAAAAAAGAACAAGATACACACCGTATAAGAATGGGTTGGACACAATTAATTGAAAGAGATGCAAAGTATTTAACTAATTAAAAATAGTACATTTCTTTATTTTTTTAAAATTTTTAAAAAGCTTTTTAAATTTTTTTATTTTTTTAAGAAATGTACTATTTTTTATAAGTTCGTTTATATTATTATTTATAAAATAAAATATATAAAATATGAATATTACTAATTTAAGTAAACACGAGCGTTTCATTATACTTTATAATTTTGTTAGAATATTTAGATAATTAATATATCTGATTATTATTTGTATAAAAACGCTAAAGTAAAAATAAAAAAATGATTTTTATTATTTTTATTTTTTTATATCATAACGATAATGATTGTAATTCACAAAGACATAGTTCCAGAATACATTGTAGAACATATTAAAGAAGAACTTAAAGATGAAAATATTTATGATGAAGATGAATATTATGATAAAAAACATCAAATTATTAATGACTGGGTATCTGGTTCTACTGGCGAAGCAAAAGAATTAGTAGATGATTTTGGTGTATTAAATGCAATTAGACTTTATAAAGAGAGTTATGGAGAATTTATATTAGATGAAGATGATAATAAAGTATATTTATGTTTAGCATTTTGTATAATATATGAATGGTTCAACGAACACTATTCATATGAAGAATTGAAAACATTTGTATAAAAACGCTGAAGTAAAAATAAAAAAATGATTCTTTTTTATGATAAAAAAGTTATCAACAAAATGACTAACACGATTTTTGAAACTAATTACTTTAATGAAATGCCAACTGATTTAAAACAAAAAATCTTATCATATACAATTCCAAAACCACCACCATTACCACTACAACAAGATTTATACAAAGAATATGAAATTGACCAAATATCTTTTAGAAATATGAAATATTTAGTTGAGTACTATCCAACAAGTTATGTAATGAAAAAAAGGTATAATAACATTTATAATTTATTTGAGAATTATATTGATAATTATATACTTTTATTTAAATCAATTCCATATAGTAAAAAATATGAATTTAATAAGATTGTAAAAGAATTTTGTGAAGATCATTCAACACAACAATTTCAAAAAAAATATAAAATAGAAAAAAGAAATGGTTTTAATGTATCGCAGAAATATATAAATAGAAGAAATAAATATTATTAATTATTTTTTAGTTTTAGCACTTAAGATACTGCCTGCTTGTTTATTTGCTTCATCAAGCATATTAATCAGTTTCTTCTTCTCTTCTCTAACTTTTTTTAATTCTTTTAAACAATCTTTTTCATCTAATTCTAATTTTTCAATTCCATCCTTTATTTGATTAACATAATTTCTCATATATTGTCTTTTTTTAACTTGTTCAGGAGTACCCTGATCGTCTGTTTTTTTAGGTCTACCTCTTCCTCTTGGTGCTTCCATATCTTCTATTAATATATATAATATTTTTTTTTGTGTAATTTTTTAATATTTTTTAATATTTAATTATATTAAATGGATAATTATTATAAACGCAATTTAATAATTAAATCAACTAATATAAAACCAACACATACTAAAACAAATTATTACTTATCAGATAAATCAATAAATCAGTATCAAATAATAATTGAAAGAATACATTTGAAATATACTGGTAAAAATTTAAATTATGATATTAAAAATGTTTTTCAAAATAATGATATTAATTTATTAAATAATATATTATATAAAATGAAATATTTAAATTATAAATTCATTGAAAAATTGAAACAAGATTATACCAATGAAGCAACATTTAAAACATATTTAATACCAATTGTGAAATTACTATCATATACTGATAGTGCTAAATACAATAAACTTTATAGGTATTATGGATCATATATGATAAATTCAAATAATAAGTACGAAAATGAAAGAAATGATAATTATATTAGTGAAGAAAATAAAAATAAAATAATAACAGATTTTTCAAATGAAACATTATTAAATAATGTAGAAAAATTAGATGATATTAATGATAAATTAATATATGCATTATATACATTCATTCCACCTCGTAGATTAGAATATGCTAATTTATATATAATTAATAAATCAAAAAAAATAAATAACAAAGATAACTATTTGGTTATATACCGAAACAATCCAGTTAAAGTAATATTTCAAAATTACAAGACTAATCGTACATTTGGTAAGCAAGAATATGATATACCAGATGAATTAGGTAAAATAATTAAAAAATATATTTATAAAAATAAACTTAAAAGCGGTGATAAACTCTTACCATATAATGAGAAATACCTTAGTGAAGTAATTGGAAAAATATTTTATAAAGTTTATAATAATAAAATTAACTTAAACTGGATTAGAAAAAGCTACGCTACATATATAAATGATATGAAAATATCAAATAATCAAAAAGAATTACTTGCAGAGCAGATGGGACATTCGTTAAATCAAAGTATGAAATATAAAAAAATAATAAATCAATAGTTTATAAACCTCATCACCTTATCATTACCTAATCATAAACCTCATCATTCTTTTTTTACTATTATTAAGACTATTATGATAATAATAATACTAATATATAATATAATAATATATAATGATAAGGTTGATGAGGTTAATATCATAAATAGAAATTTTATAAAATAAAAATAAAAAAAATTTTTTAAATTTAAATTTATTTTTTTTTAAAATGTCATAAAAAACCGATCCAGAGACAACCCTCATCATCAACCACCTCATCAAAACCAAATAATTAATATTTATCATTCCTTGATAATACTAAAATTGATCAACATATTATCTAGATTAATTTGTTGTGATTTTTCATTATATATATAAAAAATAATATTACTTATAATTTTATCATTTAATTTATATCTAATGTTTTGTATATTATCGTAATTAACGCAACTAAGCGGTGGAATATCATTATTTATCCAAGTTATTATATTACCAATACCAGTAGCAAGATCATTACCACCAATAATTTCATTATGGGAATTCATTTCTAATTCTAAATTAGTTGTTAAAATTATTTTTTGTGAGTTTATAAGATTAATACCATTATCTAATATATATGTTTGACTTCTTGGTAATAAAAAAGAACTAGAATTACAACCGAAATTAATTTGAAGATTTTTCGTACCAAGGAACATATAAACAACACCATTTTCATCTACGCTGTTATAATACGGTGTATGATTATTATTATTTAATATTTCAATTTTATTTGTAATATTATTATATGTTAAAGTTATGTTATGATTTTCTAACAAATTATTCAAAGTAGTTATATAATTAGAAACCCTATAATATCCATCAG